CTCTAGACTGTGCTGATATGATAATGTTATCATACCAGACTTTATATTTGTTGTGTATGAACATAACATTATTTATCAAATAAATAAGATACATAAGGAGAACTAAAATTCGTATACTAACTTTAGATAACAAATGCTTTAAGCTAGACAAGTTACCAGACGAGCTTGAAGAAGATGTTCGTTTTGCAGTACTGGATAACAGTGATCCAAAAGATCCAGATTTCTTTTGGATACCACTAATATTCTTAGAGTCGTTTAGTGCACCTGCAATTGTATTACGCATTAACGGCAGAGAAATAACAATGCCTGTAGACTGGAGTATGGCCATAGGCTGTTCAGAAACAGGTAACGATATCGAAGTACTGCCACTTACAAGTATTAATGACAGAGGGTTTGAAGCATTTCTTTTTAACCCGTTGGATGGATTTAGAGTTGAGTTTGAAGAGTTTGAGATTGTAAATTTTTACTCAGACGTCAAATGGTATTTTCCTAAAATGAAAAACGGTCAGTTACTTGCAGTGCCGATATCAGACGGTCCTAGTCCACTGTGTGCTTATTTTGTCAAAGACATTAGCAGACAATGCGAAGTAGTAAGTTATTCGGATTTGTTCTAATGGGTAGCTTAATCCCTGGCGCGGCAATTATCTATACAAGGAATGGCGGAACGATTTTCGGCCAGTATAGAGACCCGCCACACAACCAACGGCCACCGTGGGTAGTTAGTGAAACCAAAGGCTCTTATGTTACTAGCTTACCTGATAACACATGGTATGAGATACAGCGTATAGCTGAAGAGAACTCAACACTAAAACTACAGCTTGACAAGTTGCTCACTATCTATTATACTGTAAAGAGTGAATATAATGAGGATAGCAAATGACTGAAGTAAACGAACACAAGTACGACGACTTAGACTTTGACAGCGTAGAAAGCATAGTTGAGCTAGCAGAAATGTACACCAAGGGCCCTTATCAAGATAGTGGCGAAACAAGCTCGACTGAATCTTACGGTGGCATTATCTCGCAATACAACAATGCACCACGAAACAACTACGAAAATGCTGCTCAGGTATTCTACCTAGATCGTTCAGGTTTTGCTCCTGAAAAGAAAATTGAGATGAAAGCAATGTGGTTCGATGAAGACGGCCACCGTGTAGCCAAGCCAGTAAGGAAGAACGAAGATGAGTAAATTTTGTAATCATTTCTTTTCTACGCACTCGCACATCAAAGGACTACAGTGCATCAGCTGTGGTATTGAAGTACCAGACACTACCTATCAATTGTCGGGCGATTACAAGAAAGACGTAGAGTCGTTAATCGACACTATTGAGATGTTAAAAAGGGAGAGAAATGTCCAACAAACTACCACTTAAAGATATACTCGCTGCGGTTGACATGAATGCGAAAAACGTCTGGGCAGAACTAGACGATGACGAAAAGAAGCAAGTCAGCTTTTGGCTGCTCAATCGATATGTAAGCAGTGTCAAAGGCAACAGAGAAAAGCAAGAACTTGCTATTCTAAAGACCAATGAATACTATAACAAACACTTTAACGATATTGGTGTAGGTAAAGAAAACGGACATCCACAGCTGATGTGGCATTTGCTGTGTGCTAGCGGCGGCACAGGAAAGATTGAATTTCACCAATGGTTAGGCTTCAAGAAAAAGAAAGGCAACGACAAAGCTATCAGACTACTTGAACGTATCTACCCCAATATGAAACTAGACGAGGTTGAATTACTTGCTAGACTATCTACAACAAAAGAACTCAAACAACTGGCTGAAGAACATGGCATCGAAGGCGTCAAGCTCTGAGAAACCCTACAAATGCGAATACTGTAAGAAAGGTTTTGTCAAAGAAAAGACACTGTTCTCTCATGTATGTGAAAAGAAAAGACGTGCACTACAGAAAGACGAAAAGCGTGTACGTCTAGGCTTTTACGCATTCAATCAGTTCTACAAGCTCAGTGCCGGAGCAAAGCGAGACAAGACCTACGAAGAGTTTTGTAACAGTCAGTATTACAATGCGTTTGTAAAGTTCGGTAGCTTTGTTTCAAACGTCAAGCCCTTATACCCAGAGAAATACATTAACTATGTAGTGACCAGTGGCGTTAAACTAGACCAGTGGTGCAGAGAAGAGATGTATGAAACATACGCAACTGAGCTTATTCGCAAAGAAGGTGTAGAGACTGCACTCGAGCGGTCAGTTAACACAATGGTAGAATGGGCTGAAGAAAACAATTCAGTCTGGAATCACTATTTCATGTACGTAAGTCCCAACAGAGCTGTATGGCACATACGTGACGGTAAAATTTCACCTTGGCTGCTATTGAACTGCAAGACAGGCAAAGAGATGTTAAATAAGTTCAGCGACGAGCAGTTGAACTTGATATATCATGTGCTAGATCCTAAGCATTGGGCTCTTCGCTTCAAGCGTCAGGCAGATGACGTTAAACTAGTTAAAGAGGTGGTCAAAGAAAGCCGCCTCTAGGAGCGGCGATGAAAATACTGATTATGGGACTACCTGGCAGCGGAAAAACATGGTTAGCAGAAAGATTACAAAAGCACCTAAATTGCGCCTGGTTTAATGCAGACGAAGTACGTAAGATGTCAAACGATTGGAACTTCGATAAGACGTCTAGAACACGACAAGCGTATCGTATGCGTAATATGGCAGACTATGAAGTAGGATGCGGCAGCACAGTTATATGTGACTTTGTATGCCCAACAAACGAAACAAGATTGTCGTTTCGTCCAGACATAACAATTTGGCTCGACACTATCACTGAAGGTAGATTTGACGACACAAACAAGGTGTTTTGTCAACCAGACTATTACGACGTGCACATCGATACGCACCTCACAGAGCAAGAAGTTGAAAGGCTTGCTGAAAGACTAAAACAAAGAATAGGTAAGTAGTCCACGAGTAAGCATTGACATCGACTTTGGTGATAAATACACTGTAGGAGAACTGAACGGAATGTTTAGCAGGAAACATACACCTGAAGCAAAATTAGCAGTTAGTAAAGCTAACAAAGGCAAACCAGCATGGAACAAAGGTTGCCCACAAACTGACAAGGTTAAAGAAGCAGTTAGTAAAGCTAACAAAGGCAATCTCGCTTGGAACAAGGATAAGCCTCGTTCTGATGAGGAGAAACAGCATATGAAAGCGGGTTGGGCCAAAAAGATTTCGGAAGGGTATGAAGCACACAACAAAGGTAAGACTTTATCTAAGGACTACGTTTGCGAACACTGTAAACGATCGTTTTCAAAACCTAATTTTACTCGCTGGCACGGTGACAAGTGCAAAGAGGCATAAATGGATATTGACATAGACTTTGCTGACAGAGACGAGATACTTAATAAGATCGATCATCGTGTAGCAGCACTAGAGATCGACAAGAAGCACAATACAGGTGTGTATGCAACAGAGATCCCACATAACCCTGTGACCAATATCGCAACTATCGATTATAAGACTGCTGACGCTAGAGGGTATTTCAAACTAGATTTCCTAAACGTCAGCATCTATGAAGGCGTAAAAGACGAACAACATCTAACAGATTTGTTAGAAAGACAGCCAATGTGGGACTTGCTTGAGCATGACGAGTTTGCTAATCAGGTGTTCCACCTTAACGGTCACGGTGACATCCTACGTCAAATGAAACCCAAGAACGTGAGTCAACTGGCCGCTGTGCTAGCAATGATACGTCCTGCTAAGCGATACTTAATAGGCAAGGATTGGGATACAGTAATGGATGAGGTGTGGACTAAACCCACAAACAATGAGTACTACTTCAAACATTCGCACTCAGTAAGTTATGCGATGGCAGTAGTTGTTCATATGAATCTTTTATGTGAGCAGATTAGTTCTTAGGTTTGCGGACTAGTTGGATGGACTTGCGTTTAACACGCTTAATGGCAAGGTTGTTAATATTGACACACGGTCCTGTAGTAACCTTTACATCTTTAGAGTTCATAGTAATAATCGAATAACGAAACGGTTCCATCTCTTTTCGCAAGAAAATATTAATTGGAATTGACCGGTTCGACTCCCACCACCATATCTCTCCTAGCTCGATAAAGTCTAATTTTTCTGCTTCGGATTTTAAGTAAGTAAAAACATACATGCTAGTTACTACTTGATCCTGATTTATAATGATCCCGACATATTCTTGCCCGCCGTAGCTGACAACGCTTATGAATGGGAAATTTTGTTGAATATCTTTTGTTAGCATTAAGTTCTTGTTTAGTTGTTGTTTTTCGATAAATACAGTATGCAGCTTACACCAAGATATTTAGTCAAAAACAGAACCCTGATTATTTCAAATGAAGTAGGCGTAACAACGGAGTACAGACCAGTGTATCAAAGAGAACTTCAAGTTTACCGAGGAATTGACAACGTATTAGAATTTCAGATTCTAAATTCAGATCAAAAGCCTATTCATCTGAACACTAGAGAGGTTAAGTTTGTTGCGTTCGACTCTCACAGACAACTTGTTATCGACAGAACAGCAGAAATAATCAACGCAAACAAAGGTCTTGTTAAGGTTACTATCACAGACAACGACGTCTTGAATGTAAAGCAGCAGTACCTCCACTACAACGTTTATATCGTAAACGACGATACGAGTCAAACACTTACGTACACCGACGAGCATTTTAACGCAAACGCAATAATCTACTTGAGTTCAAGAGCATTCCCGGGACCAAAAGCATCAATCGTTATTGAAGAATTCTTCCCTCAGGGGTCAGTTGACAGCGTGTATCCATCCGAGGCAATATCAGCTCAGCCTGGAATCAACGGAAACGAAGCAATACACACAGCAGCTATCTATACCAATGGGTATATAGGCGACGTCATTATCGAAGCTACTCTTGAGAATCAAATAGTAGGCGAGTCACAAGTTGAATGGACAGAGATTGCTCGTGTCACTCTTAACGGCGAAGAAGAGTATCCAACTCCGATAAACTTCACTGGCGTGCTCAGCTATGTTAGAATCGTAGCAACAGAAGATCCTCGCGACATAATCGAAAAAGTCCTAATTAGAAATTGACAAGTCATTGATTTTGCGCTATAATTTATAAATGAGCGTCGTATCCGAAACAACATTAACTTATTTGCCAGCTAAGCGAAAGACCACTCCTAAAGGGTGGATTTCGTTTAATGCGGTGTGCTGTCATCATAATGG